ATCATAAGAAATATTTCCTGGTACAACAACTGAACCTTCTTTAAATATATGACTGCCAAAAGATTCTATTTGTCCTTGAAGAAGAGATTGTAAAGTTGTCAGTTCTCTTGCTTGAACTGGAAATCCCGGTTTAAATAAAACTTTATAAAAATTCTTTTCAGAATCATAGTCATCATAGTATGGATTAATATTTAAATTTGTTTTTTGTGACATTTTCTTTTAGAATTCCAGAATAATTTTAACGTCTTCTTTTTGGCGAGAATCTCTTTGAATGAGGGGTCTATTATCGATGTAAATAACTTCCCCTGTCTTCTTATTTATCTCCGGATTTGCAAGTCCATTTGTAAAATTAACTCCCAAATCAATTTCCTTAGAATTTACGGTTGTTTTAATTCCAGAAAATCCAGTATCAATTGATCCTGTAAATGGGGAAATATTATTACCTGAAGATTCAAAAGATAATAATTTACTATTACTACTAACATTATCAATATCAGTATGATCTTTTGTATTTCCAAAGTATAATGATCTATCTTGGAAATATTTTAATACTTTAGTTTCATCATCATATGATGCAACATATCCCTTAGCAGCACCTCCACTTACCGACTGCGACATTGCTGCACCTACAACTGGGGATGATGTAACTGAATTCAATCTTACTGCAAATAATGATGAATATTGGTTAGCGGTAAATGTTGTAGTAGATGAATATTGTTGCGGATTTTTTAACACTCCAACTTGAGTAAATTTAGTATCAATTGGAAAATCCCTATTCGAATCATCAAATCTGGCATATATTAGTATTTTATCTGTACCCAATTCCGTATAGATATCATAACCATGACCTCTCGATGGTGGAATAATTGGTATTAAATTCGCAGGATCTGCTAATGTTCCTGAAGGTTGAAGAGAACCCAAATCAACTATTCCATAAGTATATCCAAAACCACCAGCAGTCACAGTAGCAGAAGTTATTGTTCCGGAAGAATCCACGTCAATTAATACTTTGGCACCACTTCCATCACCATTAATTGCCACAATTCCAGAGGTGTAATTAGATCCACCATTAGCAATATATACTTTTTTAATCTGATTTAAGTTTATATCAGAATCACCTGCCTCTCTAATACTTTGAATTTGAGTATCTGTTGTTGTTGACCAATCATTGGGAACTACAACATACTCAGTAGAATCAAATTTTATAATATCACTAGGAGCTACTGAAAAAAGATATTTCCAAATATATCCATCACCACTAGTTCCAGCTGCTGATGGTTCTAAATCGGTAAAGGTTGGTTCATCCTTTGATACATTTCCTTTTAAATTGGAACCTGATGAACCATTATCAATACAAATATAAACTCTAAAGTCGCTATTAATTACGTAATAATTTGTATCATATAATCTACTTAAATTGGAATTGGGAGCAGGATTTGAAATACTATAATCATGTCTATACATGTCATATCGAGTATTAGAAGCCCAATTAACCTTTCTTATAAGTCTTCTAACATTAGATGTTGTTACTTTTTTTCCAAATAAAGCAGTATCTCTATATTGTGAAGTAAACTGCAAATTATCTGTTGGCGTTGGAGTATTACCATTCCATTCAGCATCTGAAGTAGTTCTACCAAAACCAGACACTGGATTGGCTGGATTTGGTAATCCTAAAAATACATAATAAGAATTACTCGTATTTGCTACAGAGTCTACAAAATTATTTGCATTTGATATTCTAAATTGATCTGTTACTACCGCAGCCATATTAATAGATTTTTAGATATTTATAAAGGAATTGTCATTATATATTTTTTGGAAGTGCTCCTCCGTCTCTTAGTCCAGTGCCTCTTCTCTGAATTGTTGGGAAAGTTGTCAATCCAACATCAACAGTATTTCCAGTTACTGCTATAGAAACTGGAGAACTGGATCTACTTATTCCAGCAAATCTTCCCCATGAGAATCTGCCAACAGGATTGCTTGAATTTGATGTTGTTGCAATACCAACAACTGGAGTTCCAGAATTTACATAACAAATAATGGAACCGGCAACACCAACGTTAGATATTTCCTGAATGAAATATATATTATCTACGAAAGTTGTGCCAACACCAACAACAGATAAATCATTATTGGCAATTGAAGTTACGCCATTTCCAACTGAAGTATCATAAATGTAAATTGGATATCCAACAACAAGACCATTGTAATTTGATATTTCATCCAATCTATGTAAGTTAAATTGAATTGCCAGTGTTCCTATTCCCTGAGCATTTACGGTAGTAATTCCAGTAACAATGCCACTAAAACCTTGAATTACATCAATACTAGATATATTCTCATAAGTCGGATTTGGAAGAGATACGATAACCTGTGGAGCAATCGTATATCCAAGTCCTGGATTATTGACCAGAATCGATGAAACTGCACCGGCAGAAATAGTGGCAGTTGCAGTTGCAGTTGTTCCGACTCCAACTCCAACTTCTGGTGGAGAAGCAATTGAAATAGTCGGAATTGAAGTATATCCACTACCACCAGATACAATTGTATATCCAGTAATAGTTCCTGCAGTTGAAACAGTAGATGTTACAGCAGCTGCAACTGGGTCTGTAGAACCACTTACAATTAAACCACTAAAATCACTGGCAGAATCATAATCAAACAACTCCAAATTTTCTACAAATACTTCAGTATCGCTGCTTTCTACCGTATTGATAATTTTAGCAGTCGGGAATACTTGTGCTTCTATAGAGTCTCTGGACTTATAAACAATTTCGCCATTAATAACTTTGTCTATTTTTTGTTTTGTCCATGCAAGTGGTTTATAATTTGTCTCATCAATTCCATTACCAGAATATAGATTTGTTTCAAATTTATCGGAGAATGATAAGTCAAATACAGTTCTCTTATCTTGCGATATTGTTCCATCAATTGCATTATTTTTGTAAACTTGTACCAAATCTCCTCGTTTGATGGTTTGATTAATACTTGTTACTAATTGGTCATCATCATTTCTAGTTCCTCTATAGAAGAAAATATCGATATTATCTTCTGGTTTGGGTGCTTCAATAAAACTGAATGAAGTTCCACCCTCAAAGAAATATGCAACTTCAGGATCTTGAATAATTCCGTTAATTACAATTAATAATGCATTAGCAAGATTTACTTGTGTTCCTTCCTGCGCTTCAAAACTTATAAGTTCGTCGTTATAGAAAAGTGGGAATCTAGTTCTACTAGAATCTTGATAATTTTTAATTGAATCTATGTAATCAAATTCGCCAAATTGCCATGCTCCGATTGAATCGTTATACACATCATCAACTGTCAATAAAAATTCGGAAGTTGCTGATGAAAGAGTACTATGTGTGACTAAACCAACTGGTCTAATAATATCTCCCTTTCTAAATCCGTATCCATTTCTTGCAATTTTAAAGTTTGAAACTTCAAATGTATCAGAACCTATTCCACTCGTTGTTGCAGCACCTACTTCAACATCAACCAATAAACTAACACCAGTTCTTGTAGTATTACCAAATCCCAATCTAGAAATTCCTTCTATCTCAAGACCTTCGTAAGTTGGTTCCGAAACAATAATTTCTGGGTTAGAATATCCAGATCCTCCATTATTAACTACGATAATAGATAAACTTCCACCGGCTCCAACTAGGGCAGTTGCTGATACTACTGCAGCAGCACCAGTATGCCCGCTTTCATGGACACTCACACCTATTGATACTATTCCATTATATCCAGATCCGAAAGAACCACTAGTTAATGCTGTGGTAAATCCTGCTATAGAACCACCGGCACCAACTACGGCACTCACAGCAGCACCAACTAGAGGTGCATATCCAGATCCACCAGAGGATCCTAGGGAAACAATTACTCCTCCTCTTGGCAACTGATTTGCATTGTAATCAATATTTGACAAATACTTAGTTCCATCCGTAGAAGTTATTCCACTGAAAGTAACACTTGTTACACCTACAGTACCTTCATCATTCAATGAAAAATTATTATCTGGATTATTGAGTGTTGAAGGCGTTTGGAAAATGCCATTTATGAACAGAATACCATTACCACCAGTACTTCCAATTCCGGTAGTATTTGCTCCACCAACAGTTAATGTGAATGTTGCTCCTATTCCTGTAAATTGATCGGAAATATCATCATATATTTGATTGGTATCGTAATTATTTCTTAGATAAACTCTGCCAGTAAAATCTGCTTTTGCTGGTTCAAGATTACTTGAATCTTTTTCTGTTGAGGTATTTCCTTTCGGAGGATCTACAAAGTGAATGTTTCTGCCCGAAATGTTATATGAACCTCTATAAATTCTAACTTCATCTCCAGCAGAATGAGATGTTGCTGCGGAACCAACTACTCCTCTCTTGACTTCAACCAAAGATGACTGACCTATTCCTGTTATTGGTCCAACTGCTGTAGTTCCGACACCAACACTCAAAATCTTCATATATTCATCATTAATTTTTATCAAATCTGTTGGAGTTATTGAAGAAATTCCACTTAAACTGAAAAATGCGGATGTAGTTCCAATCTGACCCCCAGGATTTCCTGATAGTGTATATGCAATTGGAGTAAACTTCAGTGGGTATTGTGCTATATTATCTAATGTTATTAGTGTTTTTTCATTACCTAATAACATTGATAATTCATGAGCATTTCCTTCACCAGATGATCCGAAGGATACATTTACACCCGCTTCCGCATTTGCTCTAGTTGTGGCAAGTTTAAATTCATCATCATTTTCTCTAATTGCATATACGACTGATGGTAGAGGTGTTCCAGTACCATACGTCATTGCAGTTGACCCAACCCCAACAAACGTTGATTGTGGAGTATATGAAAGAGCTTCACCAGTTCTGAAGAAGTGATTGTCAATTGTAAATACGCCAGTACTAAGATTTAATTGTAAAGAGTTGGTTGGATTAAAAGTTTTTCCAAAAATTGGAATTCCGTTAGACTGTGCTATAAAATCAGTTCTATCAATTCTATTTCCATTTAGAGCATTATAGAATTCAACATTTAATGATTGTGTTATATCACCATATTGATGAATAGGTGGAGTATTACTTGAATCTAAGTCTGTATAAAGTATTTCATTAAGGGAAGACACTTGCAAAGATGATGTCATTGCAGCATCTGGATAAAATTTGAGTATAAAGTTTTCTCCAGAATATTCTACACCAAATGTTCCCATCCCACTCTGTGCATCAGTTACTCCTATTCCTCCAGCAGAAAGGAAAGATGACTGCTGAACATAATTATCAAGGGCATTATCTTGTAAAGCTAATACATTATGAACTGCTTTTGTAGATCCCATACTCACTTCAACCAAAGATTTGACTGAGTTGAATAGGTTTCTATCAAAACTTATGACTGTTGTTGCGGCAGCAGAAACTGTAGTTTCATATGCGGATTTAATTATTGCACTTCTTTCAACTCCCTCTGGTTGAGATGGTAAAATGAATCTGTGTATTCCGACTCCCACTGAGGTAGTTCCAAACCCAACGATTTTGGATCTCAGTTGAACATCATTTGCAGTATCATTAGTATAACTTAGATTTAAAACACCAGAACTAATATCAGCACCAAAAGAACCGATAAAATTGAAAGATGAAGAATTCTCATTAGT